TGTGGACAACTATTTTCGGGGATTTATCCAAAAATCAGGAGCAACACTAGTTCCGCTTTATGATTTGTTATGTAACAGAGATGGCTGCATAACCCATATTGACGGAGGTGTGAAAAAACTTACAACATGGGACTACGGCCACCTAACGACTGACGGAGCTACATTCGTTGCTCAGAAACTTTTAGATCTCGGAGTTATCAAATAACTATTTTTATGTTTAATACCCGTAGGCTCTATTGTGAGCCTACGGGCAAACAAAATACCGCTTACAACACTTCGTTGGGCACATGCGCTGCATATACCGCTTTTACTTTATCGATATCTTTCTGATCCATGCTTGGATCAAACGTAAAGGTCCCATCATCACCCCAGGAGAATGGGAGGCCGAACAATCCTGCTTCCTTCAATTCATCCGAGAAGTTTTCGCCAATTTCACTGACCATAAATCACCCTCTGATTGCGACGTTTATTGAGTTGATGCCCACGGTCCAAGTGGCGGTGAATCCTGCCGTCGCGAAGCCGAAGATTGTTGCGTAATGAAACCCTTCCGAGGGGCTTGCTGGGCCACTCGACCCACAGGCAGAATCCTGCCCAACTGGCGGACTGATCCTGGCGTTCGATATTGGAGTGATGCCATCAAGGGTGCCCTGAGTGCCGAACGTGCCGACTGTGTTTTGCGAGGCATAACCGGTGATGCTGACCAGGATGCCTTCATCACCCCAATTCAAGAACTGCGCTCGCTCAGCGGAGCTAAGCTCTACGAATGAGGCGCTAGTCGTAGAGCGATTAGCTGCAAACGTGTTGATTACTTGAATCGACCGACGGTTAAACCAGTTCAGGCAAAACCGCTGTGTGGACAAATCCACAAACTGGCTGGATGCGTTGGTGTAGATCATGCCAACCAAGGTGCGTGTCGCGTCGCCGGTCTTTTGCTCAATGCCGGTCGTGCCAGTGCTGTGCCCAGTAGTGGAAAGCTCCAGCGTCATTGTTCCTGAGCTCATGAACACATAAACGTAGTAGAGCGTCGAGGCGGCAAGGCTGCCGTTGCTGATGGTGATGCCTGCGCCAGGGATCGGTTGCGGGACACCGTTGATGATCATGTTGTTGCCGTTGTAGGGTGCCAACTTCAATTGGGTGGCGCTGTTCACCGAAAGCCGGCACTGACCGTGGCCAATTTGCGATAGTTGGGCTGCATGGGAGCTCTGCAATGCGGCTCCAACTTGCAGGCCGCCGCCTGTGCACATCAACAGTTGCACGACGTTGGAGGTACTGGAGTAGATACCGATGGCGCGGCCGCTTGCAAGTAACTCTCCGCCCTGCAGTGCGCTCAGCGCTTGGCCAACCAGCGGGATAGCCGTCAGACCGTTTACCGAGATGGTTGTAGCCCCGGTATTTGTAAACTTCGGTTTGAAATAGATCAGCATCCCGTCAGTGAGCACTGTCGGGATCGGCGAAAGGTTCACCGCCACCGCATTCACAATGCCGCCATCCACCGCATAGTTTGCAGCGTTGCTCTGGACCTGTGAAATCTGCGCAGCGTGCTGGCTTCTTGACGCTGGCGATACCTGAAGACCACCCCCGGTGCTGTCAATCAGCACCCATCCGCCAAGCACGCTGTTGTACTGAACCCACACATCTCCTGACGCAACAATCTCGCCACCCTGAAGGCTTGTGTGAGCGGCCCCCACGATAGGTAGAGGGGTGAACCCGTTCGGGCTGAATGTGCTGGAACCCGTGTTGGCATTCACGGCCCTGAACTTCAGAGTCATCCCATCTTTGATGGCAGTGATCGCAGGCGAATAGACCGCCACGTAAGCGTTTGCCGAGCCAATATCGACCGCATACCGCATGGCATCGGTCTGAGCCGCCTGCACAATGCCGGACGGGAGCAGTGGCGCGCTGCCATATTGAGCGATGCTGCCGGCGGTAATGGTGGTTTGGCCGAAAGCAACCGTTACCACGTACAGGCCGACATAGCCGGCATCCGGCGACGGCGTCACCTGGCTATTGGTGGCTGCCGAAGCACCTGCTTTTACGGCAACAATGGCCGATCCTTTGCGAATCGTATTTTGTGGAAGCCCGTTGTTCCCCATGCCACTGAAAGGAAGCGCTGGATTGGCACTGTTGTAGTAGGGGAGCAGCACTGGCGTCGAGTCGGTGTCCTGGTATGTAACCTGGATCAAGTAATTGATCGACTGGCCAGGAGTGCCGGGGGCTGGGCAGCTAAATGTTACGCCATCCAGCATGATCCCCTGCTTCAGGATCGAATGCGTCGTGTCCGCCGGCAGCGAGGAGAATGCCAGCGCATCAATGGTGGTCATGCTGTAGATCTCGCCGGCCGCGCAGACCACCTGCAAGGACGCTGGGCCAGTTGGCGTGACCGCGAAGCCACTTGCGATGTTGGCGGTGCCGAGGACTGCGGAAGACAGCTTCGCCATGCCGATCATGGCGTCTTTAGTCGCCTGGAGCAGGCTGGTTTCCGTCAGAAGCTGGCCTGGGTACGTAATCTGTCTGTCCATGGAATCCCCAATAAAAAGCCCGCTCGAAGCGGGCTATAGAGTTGAAAGTGCGAAGTTAGTTGGTGATCCGGTACCAGATCGTCGTGCCGAACATCTTCGTTTGCTCCAGTGCTGCGACAATGTCCGCATCGGAGACGGATGGAGCTAGCTGCGCCGCCGGCAAAAGCCAGCTTGTGGCGGACAGGCCAAACCAGTTGGTATGAATGCCAGGCCAGTTGCCCACGCCTCCACCCAGCGGGCGGTAGGCCGTGACGAATGCCTGATAGGGGCAGCTTGTTGAGCCGAGAGGGCCGGCTACCCCGAGATAAAGAGTCGCGCCAAGGCACCCGCAATCATCCGGTTTTGCCGGCTCGATAATCAGCGGGTGGCGACCCGTCAGGTCGAACAACACCTGGTCGATGCTGTGGCGTGTCGCTCGCTCCCTGAAAATATTGATCAGGATGCGATTGCGGTAGCTGGCATCGAGCTGGCCGGATAGTCGAACCAAGTTGCTGCCGAAGAAATCCAGCCCAATCATATCGAGCCAGCCGTCCGAGGCGGTTTTGATCCGAGTCTGGTTTTTGGCATAGAGGTAGAGGGTGACCCCCCACGACAGCGCCTGCGCATAACCCCATAGCAATGCATCCCTGACGGGGTTGTTATCGCCGAACCAGCCGAGTGGAAGCAGGTTTTTAAGCCTGCTGAACATGTCTGTTTGGTCGCCAACGCTCATTTAAGCCACCGTCACTGTGCCTGGTCGGATGACCTGTTTATTGGTCGCCCCTAAATCAGCAGTACTGCCATTAAGCAGCACGCCGGAGACATTCGTGATTGCCGGGCTTACGCCATAAGCAATGGCCGCAAGCTGGGTGTATGGCAGGATCTGACCAAGCGTCAACCCAGAGATATAGGACTGAATCGCCGTGGTGACGCTGTCGACCACCGCGCTGTGAGTGACCGTGACGTCTGTGGTGATGGTCATGCCGACGTTGGCGGTCACCAGCACAGGCGCAAAAACACCGTAGCGAGTAGTGAACCCGCGGACAGATTCGATCGCCGCGCCAGCGGTGACCAGAAAGGCACCAGAAGGCGCACCGCTGCCGTCGTCAACCACCGCGTAGAAATAGCCGTACAGCGTGTTTCCGCTGTAGTCCTGGTTCTCGGTGAGCGTGTAGGACACACCCTGCTGCATCGAAGACAGTGCATATCCAATGGCTGCTTTTGTAGCCTTGGACAGCGACTGAACCCACAGCACGAATCTGGCGCGAAACGCAGAGTCTCCCTCCGGGGCAACGCCGTTGGCGAAAACCGCAGAGTTCGTAACTGTGTCGACACCGCTGATGCTGCCGACAAGCACAACGTCAGCAGCGCCTCCATGAAGTGGGGTCACACCGAAGAACAGAAGGCTCAGGACGCCTACGAGATGCTGACGGGCAACATCGTCATGCCGTCAGAGTTCATTGTTCACCCTAAGTACGACTGGCTCGGTTGCTCACCAGACGGCCTGATCAACGATGACGGGGGCACCGAGTCGAAGTGTCCCTTCAATGAGGCGATACACGTCAGGACTTGGCTCGAAGGCATGCCCGAGGAACACATGCCGCAGGTCCAGGGCTGCATGTTCGTCACGGGGCGGAAGTGGTGGGATTTTCTGTCGTTCGATTCTCGTCAAGATGAAGAGTGTCAGCTCTACATCGAGACGGTTTACCGCGACGAAGTCTACATCGCCAACCTGCACAAGGAGCTTGTTCAGTTCAATCTGGAACTGAATCGTATGGTCGATGAGGTCGCGGACAGAGCTCGCGCACAAGCCCATCGGTTAAGCGCCTGAAAGTGAACGTGTTCGATAATTTCAAGCCAGCGCTGACTCCGCCAAGGAGGTCCGGCAAGGCGTAATTAAACAGAATGAGTGGCCAGCATGATCAGCAACCTTAAATACGACATCGAGTTCCGGCGCGAGAAAGCGCTGGAGCTTTCCAGCCAGGTCGAACAGCACATAGCCGCGGGGCGGGTGCTTCTCACGATCGGAAGCCGCTCAAATCAATCCACCACCGGCTGAGCGTTCCAAAAAGATCGACCCCGAAACCGTCCTCAAGCGACGCAGGCCTTCTCCCACCCGGGCAGAACGCATCGCGCTACGACGGATCACGGAGTCCCTATGAGCAAGCGCAAGCCCAACAACATGCGAGCCCGGATCGAGCGATCCTGCCGGGCGCTGCTCAGCACCAACCACGTCGCGGTGGTGAACATCGACCCCAGCGGCCGCCAGGGCATGATCAACTGGAAGAACTGCAAGAGCATCCCGCCCGGCCAGCGTATCGCCGACGCAGTCTGCGACGTTGCCCAGCGCTGGACGATCTATCTCAGTGTCCAGTGCCGAGATCAACGCGGACATCGCTACACCAAGTCGGTGGAGGTTGCACCTCAAGGCAACTACCTGGCTGCGCATCTCGAAGACGTGATCGAGGAAACCTACAAAGACCTAGTCGCTGAGAGCAATCCGAATCATCAGGTCGCTTCCGGCTGGATCGCCATCCCCGCCGAGATTTCGCTGACTGAAGAGCAAGCCGCCCGGGTGTTCGACGCCGTGGGTGTCTGGAGTCAGCAGAGGGCAGCATGAGACGCATAAACAACCAGGTGCGCCAGCGCCGACGACAGACATGGCTGGATCTACCGGCCCACGGAATTGAAGAGGTAGGCAATGGCCAAGAGCAACGCGGACATTCAGAAGGACAAGCGCATCAAGGAGAAAGCCCTGCTGGATCGGATCGGCGCTGAGAAGCGCACGCTGATTGTGTCGAAGGCGCTGGCTGATGCACTACAAGTGCTGGGCGAGCGTCACGACTTCGAGGAATGGCAGGAAACTGTTTCGACTTTCCTGATCAACCTCGCTGCCACCCCCGTCGAAGAGTCTGCTCGCTTCGCAAGCATGTCGCGACCTGAAATCGTTGTATCTGAAAAGTGGTCGCAACAGCTAGCGGCACATATACGCTGATTGACATGCAGGTGATCACCATTCAGTCAGCCGGCACGTGAAAGAAGCGGTCAAACAGACTGCAAACCTTAATTATGTACCACCTAGTATCATTCAGGTAGCTGACAACATCATAGTATTCTCCTTCGAGCTCAAGCATTACTTTACCAGCTATATTAAAAACTCCATCTATCTTCACGATCGGATGTTTTGTTTTTGCTTTTAGCAACGTAAGTCCCGGCACCAACGGCCCCCCACTAATAACTATATCTGGAGATCCGTCATTATAATTATCCTGTTCCGACCTGTAATGAACGGAGCCCTTAAAATCAATTTTTTGCTGGGCCAAGACAACTAGATTAGGTAGCCGGTGCTTATCTGCATTATTTAAATTGCTGAGAAGATATAAAGGATCGAATTTTGGAGAACCCTCTGCGCCGCCTTGCCTGTTATAAGGCTGAATATTAATAATCGAGCTTATTACTTCCGGCGCGAAAAATTTTTCAAACTTTGCTTTCGGCCATTTAGCGTCGAATTCTTTCTTATCCGAAAAAATAGGAAATGCTATCTGCCATGGAGCTATTGGTGGATCGATCTTAAGTCGCGCCAGAGCGTAGGCCATATTATCTAAAGCGCTTCGCAAATTATGCGCGCACTCCCCCACCTGCATTGAAATATCCTCAATAGGCAACCCTTGATAATCTTTTATTTTTACTTTGTACCCCAATCCATCAGCATCTATTTCTGAAAAGGAAGTGATCTTAAAACTATCATTGGCCAGAGCCAAATCATTGTTGATATTTTCTATCTGCCGAATTGATCTTTTCAGCTTCGCCATTATCGGGACTAAAAAACCATTATCACAAAATGTGTATGTCGCTTCTTCCATAACTCACTCCTGCAATCCGGCCCATGCCGGGCCGAACACAAATACCCCTCTTCAACGAATCACGCCAGCCGGCGAGGCAAGGGCCGGCCTAAAAAAATATAAACGCCCCCTATTTACCTGATTTAGCTTTCTCCCATTCCTGCTTGAGGATGTGCTGACACCAGTCAACGACACTTTTCGTTAGTACCTTTGCAGGCCCACCAGCTTGATCGCATTTGTCATGCAAGACATTGACTGCCTTCATAAACTCTTTAGAGTCGATCTCTTCAGGATTAAGTAAAAGCTCTATTTTGGCCTTTAGGCTCACTAGCTCCTTTATTGCCTGTACATGTGACGTCGACCAGTCTACCCGTTGCTTGTCGACTACTGAAAAATCCACATCTCCACCACGCATACTGAGCAACGACTGGGTGGACTCCCAATAAACATTCAGACGCTGTACGTTCAGTGCAGCCGCGATAAATTGTGCAGTTGTGTCACGAAGATCATTAATCCAATTCTGCCTACTAGCCTTCAAAGAGGCTTGAGCAGCAACAAGTTCTTGGCTGGCGATCATTTCCTTTTGGACTTCGAAATTTTGCTTTGCGGCCATATCCTGACTAGCTATCATTTCTTTTTGCAGATCGAAATTCTGTTTCGCGGATAGCTCTTGACTCGCAATTAGTTTTTGCTGTAACTCAAAGTTCGCATGAGCAACCTTCTCTTGACTAACAATAGTTTTATTGAAATTTCGCACTGTGAGATATGTACCCAGGACGAAGATTGCGACGGTTGCAGAAAAACTCCAAAATGTTGCCCAGTCAAAACCAGAGTCGACAATGATTTTAGGAACTTGCTCAAGATAAACGACTGATGTTTCATACTTCATTCCCAAACTCCGCATCTAATTATGATCCCTCAAGGCGGCATCATACTTCCGAGGTATCCCCATGACCACAGAAAACAAATTCGCCCTGAAGCGCCAGCGCGCCGAACAGGTCAACCAGGTAATCCGTATCATCGCCGACCACGGCCGCCGGTTCTTCTACAGCCAGACCATAAATCGCTACGCCAGCATTGAAGTCGATGCACGCGGCAAGGTCTGGTTCATCGACGACTACAGCGGGAAGCGCATCTTCACGCATGACACGGTGTGGGGCGGGAAATGGCGCGGATTCACTCACGGCGGCACGCTTCGCGATCTGGTAAAGGAGTTCAGGAACTACATCTGTACCGGTGAGCCGCTGCACCCTGGCTTTTTAGGTCCTGAACGGCTCTATGACAGCAACATCTGGGGTTACGACGAGGCATACATGCGGGTTGTGCGTCAGCAGGCCGGCGCCTTGCCAGTCTTCCGACAAGCAGTCCAGGAGGCAGCATGATAATGGAGCCCCGGCGCTGCACAAACGGGTCAAGTGTTACCCGTTGGTGATCGTGTTCCATGCACAGTGCGGCACTGGGCAGGTTCGACAATCCCCCTAGGTGCGAAAGTGCACCTCTCCTACGGTCTCGGCCTCGGCCCCGCTAGGGCTGGGCTGGGCTTTTCCTTGAGTTCGTAAGTCTTTGGAAAACCTTTTGACCTTGCTCCTTTTTCTTAACTCGCAGACTTGTTCCGAGTTTCGTCCGCAACAAAGTCCTTCAACAAAAGCTGGCTATAGGCTTCGCATAGGGGCTCGCTAATCGAAAAGGCTTGGATTCTTTTCATGCCCTTTACAATCACCCCGAGGCTGCTTCTGATGTTTTTTCGCCCTGAACGCCGACGACCTTCTTGGCTTCGTCCCTTAACTTGTATAAGCCTGAATAAACGGAAGGTTCGATAAAAAATATGCGTGAGATCATCGGAGGGGCCGACCGGTTAGACATATGACCTCTGTAAATCAGGAGCTCTTGTAATTCATTTATCTCCTCAGCCAATACGGCCCTAACTTTCTTCGCTTCCGATATATCGGATGACTGGAGACTAGAAAAACTATCGAGCATCACGTCGACTCTATATAAATGATCGCTCAATTTCCCCATGACAAAATTGAAGTCATATTCATAAGAACTTGTCATGAATGATGCTGACCTTGCTCGATCTTCCGGCTTCTTACAGAAAGG